CCCCCGCCCCAGGCACCCCAGCAGCGCCAGCCCAGCCCCGAAGAGGCCGCCGCCACCAAGGCTGCCCCCACGACCGAAGCCGACCAGATGGCCAAGCCCGCCGTCGTCTACGAGGTCGAGTTCTCCGAGCAGGACAAGCGCAAGCTCACTCCCGAGCAGATCAAGTCCACTTTCGAGCGCTACTCTGCCCTGAACCACCGCAATGCCCAGCTGGCCCCGGTGCACAACGTCCTGGCCAAGATCATGCAGGAGAACCCTGGCATGGACGCACAGGGCCTCGCCTCCAAGATGGAGGCCATCTACAAGGCCCAGACGTCCAATCCGACCATGGGCCAGCAGGCAAAGCAGGAAGCCCCCTCGTCCGCCCAGGGCAACCAGGTCCAGTCCAACATGGACATCGAGGCCCAGCTCGCCCAGTGGGAGAAGGAAAACGCCGCCTCCCTCCCCCCTGGCTACAAGGACATGATCTCCGGCACCAAGGGTGAGATGGGCCAGATCAAGCAGGCCCTGGCCCAGACACAGCAGATGCTGGCCGCAGTCCTGGGTCAGTCCCAGGGCGTCGCCGACGCTGCCAGACAGGGTGTGCAGCAGTCCCGCCAGGACGGCATGGCCGCAGTGAAGCAGCAGATCGCCAACAACATCGACCGAGCCCAGCAGGCCCTCCAGCTCCCGGACGATGCGGCGAACGACTTCATGACCTTCAGCTCCGAGCGCGGATACTCGCTCGAAGACTTCGCCGACCCCATGCTGGTCTTCCGTGTCATGGCGGACTTCCGCAACAACATGAACTCCCCGGAGATGGAGCGCCTCAAGGGCATTGCCAGCCGCCGCCAAGCCTACACTGGCTCCCTGTCTGCGGCCTCACCGGCCTCCGGTCGGCCCGGCCAGGTGGCGTCTCCCACCCCCTTCGACCAGTTCGCAGACAAGATCATGTCCGCAAAGGGCCTTGCCTGACACGCCAGGGGGTTTGCTCCTTTTCTCCCTGTGCCCCGTGGCCCCCGACGCTCGCTTCCCGTCGGGGGCCATATTTTTTTGACCGGGACGAAAACCGTCCAGACATCCCTCATATTCCCGACATCTCGGTCCCAGGTGCGCCACGGCCCACTTTCGAGATGCTAGAGCACACGCGATGGTTTCCCGCTGACGCTCGCCCGAAGACCAAACGCACCCAACGCCACAGGAGTATCCAATGGCTGCCATTACTGGCCTGCGCGGGACCGGCGAATTTTCGACCGACTTCCGCCCCAAGAACTACCGCGAACTGTTCACGCTCCTTGAGCCGAACGGCAACGCGCCCCTGAACGCGCTTCTGGCCATGGGCTCTTCCGAGAGCACCAACGACCCGGAGTACAAGAACTTCCGCGACGAACTGCCCGACCGCGCCATGCAGGTCAACGGTGCCGTTGCCTCAACCTCGACCGGCACGATCACGATCGACGCCTCCGACGACAACAAGTTTGCCGTCAAGGGTGCCATCGTCGTGAACTCCGAGACCGGCGAAGTCATGCTCGTCACTGCCGACACGGCCAGCACCACGCTGACCGTGACCCGCAACATCGGCGGCACGACCTTCCAGATCGCCGACAATGCCCTGCTCTTCATCGCTGGCTTCGCGGCGGCTGAAGGCGCGGACACCCCGACCGCCATCAGCTTCGATGCCACGGTTGCGGCGAACTACACGCAGATCTTCCGCACGGCCTTCGCCGTGTCGAACACCCTGCGTTCGACCTACCTGCGCACGGGCGACAAGCTCGAAGAAGCCATGACCAAGGCCCTCAAGCTCCATATGTCGGACATTGAGCGCGCCATGTTCTTCGGCAAGAAGCACGAGCTGAACGGCTCCTCGGCCCAGCCCACCCGTTTCACGGGCGGTCTGATCAACTCGCTCTCGACCGTCGTCGACATCACGACCGGCTACGCCTCCTACGGCGGCTCGTCTGCTGGCCAGATGACGGAAGAAGGCTTCGACAGTCTCCTGATCTCGACCATCTTCAAGTATGGCTCGAAGCAGAAGATCGCGTTCGTCGGCGAGACCGTGGCCAACCAGCTCCAGCAGATCGGCAAGGCTCGCTGGCAGCCGACCCAGATCGACGGGACCTATGGCCTCTCGCTCACGCGCTACAACACCTTCGCTGGCGACCTGATGGTGCATCTGCATCCGCAGTTCCGCCAGATCCCTGGCATGAAGTCGGCGATGGTCATCATCGACTTCCCGTACCTCAACTACCGCTACCTCGAAGGCCGCGACACGTCGCTGCTGGAGAACCGGCAGTCGAACGGTGCGGATAGCGTGACGCACGAATACCTGACCGAGTGCGGCCTGGAACTCACCCAGGACAAGGTCCACGCCTACATCAAGGGCTGGACCAAGCGCTAAGCGGGACGACCGCCAACAACGGTCCAACGATAAAGGGGCAGGAGCAATCCTGCCCCTTTCATTTTGGAGAGAGCATGTCCGACAAGCCCAAGAAGGCCGCAGCCGAAAAGGCAGAGCCAACCGAAGCCGTCGCCCCAACTGCTCAGAAGTCGCAGGTGGTCTGGTACGAAAGCCGTCAGCCCGAGCCTACGATGTTCGAGGTCGACAACATCCGACCCATCCGCAACTTCTCGAACGGTCACCTCGAATGGGAAGTTCCCATCGAGCGCGACGAACTCTTCAGCCAGCACTTCTTTGTGCAGACATCACGAGTGGTAACGAAACGTGTCTGATACACCGCTGAACTCCCACATCTCTGACGACTACTCGCCGCTGGAAACACTGATCCAGCAGGCGCTCCGTCGCTATGGAGAGTTCAGCCCTTCCACCATGGATGGCGACGTGTCGATGATGTTCATTGAGTTCGCCAACATGGTGGTCGACGAAGTTCGCAATCACCCGTACCATACTGGCGAGACCATCAAGTATTACACCGACCTCCAGGACCGCCGCACGGTCCCTGACCCCATCATGGTCAACGGGATGCTGCTCCACTACGCGGTCCAGCAGGGCAGCCAGAAGGTCCAGCTCTACGCTCCTGGCTACTTCCGACAGCTCAACCAGCACCTCTGGTTCAAGCTCAACGGGAACACGGCACTCCGCATGCGCGTAACGGACGGCGGCACCCACCGCACGGCAGCCGATGGCACGACCAACACAATAAACGGTCTGACCACCAATGAGTAGCGTCCGCTCCTCACCTGGCATCTCGGTCAAGCCGTTCCCATTCGGAGAGTTCCAGGGCCTCGACAGCTCACGCGACATTACTGCCCTCGATACTGGCCGTCAGCAGCACCTCGTGAAGCTGAACAACGGCTACTGCGACTGGCGCGGCCAGATCGTGCGCGAGCCTACCTGTTCGCATCGCATTGGCCAGAACCTGGTCACGCACATCAACTTCATCTCAAAGGACAAGGTTGTCTGGGCCGAGCGTACTGGCTCAGGGATGACCTTCAAGTCCCAGGTCGGACACTCGCTCCAGGACATCTACCCGAACAACGCCAACATCTCCTCGACCGTCTTCAACCAGCGCGTCCACATCATGGCCCGCGCGCTGCGCGCCTACTACTACGACGGCACGGCCTGGCAGCCGAACTCCTCCCCGGCCCTCAACCTCCTCCGCCCTGGCCACGTCACCTCGATCCAGCGTCGCGTCGCCGTGGCCGGGATCACCGGCAAGGAAACCCAGATCCACCTCTCGCGCGTGGACCAGGACCAGATCTTCCCGGACGACGAGGACGCAGGCTCCACCAACGTCCTCCGCGCCGCCTACATTGACCTCGCCAACCTGACCGGCAAGGCCGACGGCGTCACTGGCCTCGCCACCTTCGAGACCAACCGCCTCGTGGCCTTCACATCCGACAAGGCGCTCCTCTACCGCGTTGACCCAGACATCAACAACTGGACCCTCGACGAGCGAGCCAACATCAACATTGGCTGTATCTCTCACAATACAATCCAGGCCGCAGGCACCGACGTCCTGTTCTGCTCGCGCTCTGGCATCCACTCGATCAAGCGCTCAATCGACAACGGCATCATGGTCTACAGCTACTCGCTGTCTGACAAGATCGACATCCTGTACCGTAACCTTCTGAAAACAGTCGAGAACTACGAAGACATCTCCGCCGTCTTCAATCAGGACGAAGCCCAATACCACGTCTTTTTCCCACAGGCGAACAGCTCCTTATGCACACGTCTGACACTCTCCCTGAACGTCGAGGGCGGCGAGCCCCAGCCAAAGTTCTCCACTGGCACCTTCCTAAACGCCCGGTGCGGAGCCTTCCTCGCTGGCCAGCTGGTCTTCGGAACTCCGGGCGGCGTCTACGACGTCAACAAGGTTGAGAGCAGCGATGGATTCACCCCCGAACTCGAAGTCGTGACACCCTACCTGTGGCACGGCTCTACCTCAGACACCAAGGACACGCACTCCATCATCCTCCAGGCATCCGGCCAGGGGACAATCATCCTTGACGCCAAGGACGACGCTGGCCGC